TTTTTAACAAACTCTTTGAAGTCTGTCATGTTCAAGATAGGTGACCAAAATTCTTCGGTCAGCGTGTCCTTTTCGCGATACTTTTGTCCAACAAGTTCACCATCAGTTTGGTCAACGTATTGATACCAACCATTAGATGGTTTAGCCACATACTTACCAGCAAGAGCAACCTCAAGCAAACCAGACCAGCGTTGAACACCGCCCTCCCAGCTAACTGAGATAGGAATCTTTGACTTCTCTTTAACATAACGAGATTTTTCCACATTTATAATGAAGTGATATCCTTTGATCTCTGTTCCAACTTTATCTTGTTGACGCCCCAAGATCCAAATGTTGTCTGCAGAGTAGTAGATCCCCGTACCACCACCAACGATGTCTTTAGGAAACAATCCAATCTCTTTGTATGTGTGGTTAACAGCAATCAAAGGAATGTTCTTCATCGCAAGGTAGGGAGTGCACATACGAAACAGACCCTTAAGAGCCTTTGCACGAGACATATCTGCAACAGACTTCTCATTCAGAGTGTCTTCCATTTCTTTCTTTGACGCCATGTTACCAATAGAGTCAATCACAATGATCACTTCATCTTCACGAGTCAGTTCTTCAAGCTGACCAATCATATCAAACTTCAGTTCTTCTACGTTAGTAATAGGTGTATGAAGCACACGTGATGTGTCAATACCAAACTGCTCAAAGTAAGACTGAGGAGAACCAAACTCCGAATCGTAGAACAACATCACAGCCTTGGGATGTGCTTTAAGGTATGCACCAGCCATTAACAATGCAAATGACGTCTTGAAGTGTTTAGAAGGGCCCGCAAGTACAATCAACCCTGATGACAATCCACCGTCAATAGATCCTGATAGTGCTACGTTGACCATAGGAACGTCTGTGGGGGTCATCTCTTTATCGTTGAAGAACTTAGAATCAGACAAAACCTCAGTCTGTTTGATCTTAGAATTCTTCTTTAGTTTGTCCATAATACTCATTTATGACCTACGCTTTCTCTCTTGATATCGTTATGATTAAATTCAGCCCAGTATAGCTCAAACGCAACACCAGATTCGAGACACTCAAACTGATGGTAAACGCTAGGTTTAACCTTAGTGTACTGACCAGCTTCAAGAATTGTTTCATCTACTAAATTATAGTCCTTTTGCCACACCCTGACAAGCATTTTTCCAGACTCAACATAGAATCCGTTCCATTTATATTCATGCAAATGCTTTGAACACGTACCGCCTTTGATCATATCAATACGGTGAAACTCTAGTACACCATTTGCTTCAATCAACTCTGTGGTTCCCCACACTTTTCCAGCTTTCATTTTAATCATCCTGAATGTTTGTATGCATACTCTAATGCGTTGTTTGCTTCAATATCTAATGCTCGGTTCTGATACTTACGTGAAGTGTCTGCGTCAAGCTGTTTAATCAATTCTACAAGCTGGTTAGATGTTAGAGGATAACCCTTTCTAACCGCATTACCAGCAATTGAGATCATAATCTTGTAGATCATTCTATATCGACCACTGCCATCAATCCCAGCAATTCCATTCCAATCAGAGATCAACCTCTTGTTAAGGAATGGGCAGTCTTGATAACTCGTCCAATAATATGAGGTATTATCTAGGGCTGACTTTCTGTGTTCAATGATTTGATCTCGCCAAGTGTCTGGGAGTCGGTCAAGGAAACTGGCTGAAGATTGTTTTTCGTTGTAGGGATATGCTGCCAGAAGGAAATCGACAGCGAGAGGATCACCATCATTGCTGAAAATAAAATTGTTAGCAGAAGCGTATTTTGCAGGGATATAATACATTCTGCTGAAGTCTTTACATTGTTTATCTCCTCTATCGTCAAGGTGCGATTGGAGGGCGAACCAGAAATGTTTGATTTCTGCCATTTGTATGTCGCGATCAACTTGAAATACGATTCTGAACTTTGGTTTATCTGATGTCGAACTAGCAGTGCTATACACAACATAAGTCCAACGGCCAATCCTAGCACGAAGTTCATCTTTTAGATCTCCTTCAAACACCCAGTCATCAATATCAACAGCACACCAGCCTGCCCAAGCAAGTACATTTTTGTTGGATCGTGTAGTCCCAGCTTCATACACAGCTGGTGAAATAAGTTCCGCATTCTGTTTACCCTCCAAAGGTCGTTCAGATAGTTTATACAAGAATTTGCTAAAGCGTTCCCAAGACTCAAAGTCAATACGACGATGAGTCTTGTTATCATATACGAATCGTTGTTGTTCTTCCCACCACCTTGGTGATTTGAATACTGTTAACGAATATGTCACCCAAAGAAATCCTCTAATGTAGCTCTAGGTTCAACTTCCCACCCAACTGCGTCAAGGATAGATGAGAGTGGTTCAATAAAAGCACTACTGAACATCTTATTATAGTCTATAAACCGATGAAGGTCAAGCTCTTTCGGAAGAGTTTGTGGAAAAGCAATGATGTTTTCTTTGATTGGGTTTGGTGTCTTCAAGTAGACAAACTTGATCTTCTCGCCGTTTTGGATCTTCTCGTAACGTTGTTCCAATCCTTTCTCTTTGATGTAATGGTTGTACAACAAAGACCCACGCACGTGAATCGGGCATGCTTTACCATAGATCATCTTACGATCACTATGTTTATCAATATCTGTCACGCCTCGCGGAAACGAGATCTGTTCAGGAGTCAGTTTACTAAACTCCTTACGGAAGTCTGCAATGAACTTCTGAGTAGTCTTCTCGTCAGACGTCATAATAATCTCAAATGCCTGCTTGAACTTATCACGACACACTTGAGGAGTAGAAGACTTCACGGCTTCAATCCCCATCATCTTCATCTTTGGTTTAGCGTACTGCACACCTTCACTGTTATGCACATTGAGGATGTAGTGTTTCTTAGCTACCCAAATCCCACGATCCGCGATCACTTCTCGTTTCATAACCATACGATTGTCATATGCATTAACAGTAGTTGCAAGATCTGCATAAGCCTTCTCAAGGATCTTCTCAAAGTGTTCTTCACAAACCTTATCCAAGAACTTGACAGGATCGTTAGGATTGAACTTATTAACGAGAGCTTCCATGTTGATGTACAGTGAGTCAGTGTCAATTGCAATCACATAGTCAACATCATCGGTCTTCAATAGTTCGTTCATGGTCTTGTTGATTGAACGTTCTGCCCACCGAATAGCGAGTTGACCACTAATGGTAATAGCTTCTGCAATACGAATGTCAAAGTAACGGAAGAAGTTGTTACCTAGAGCACCATACAAACTGTTCATAAGGATCTTGATAGCCATCTGTTGGTTCTCAAGAGTGTTGATCTCATTCTCTAGAACTTTGGTCTTGTTCTGTTCATACTTCTGTTTAGATGCCAACATCTGATTCTTGATCTGTACACGCTCTGCGTAATACTGATTAATGATCATTGGAATCACGCCTTGTTTATCCTTGCGGAAACGAGTACCAGTGGCACTTAGGGCGTAGTCACCACCAGCTTGATCTATAACAGATACCTTGCCATCTAAGAACTGATCAGGATCAATGTTGGGGACCTTACCATGAACAAGAGTCTCAATTGACATATTGTACTGAACAATTGTCAATGGGTATAGAGAGTTAAGGTCAAATGATGTGACCCACTTATAACTCCCAGGGATTGGAGCTTTGACCAACCCACCTGGGTATTGTTGCTTTTGACGCATGATCTTAGGTGGAACAACCGTATTTTGACTGTGCAAGATCCGATAGATAATCGAGTCCCAAATGTTAGTAGTGCCGAATGTGTCAGAGTAGTTAACCCCACCACGATATGCCATAACAATAGCAAGAGTGATCAGACCCATCTTCTCTTCAAGACGATCCACTAGTTCAACGTCTTTGATGTTATAGTCAATGAACTTTTGGAAATCCTCTTTGTACAGAGTGTGTAAGTTACCGTATTCTTCGTATGACAGTTTCTCATCACCCAATACAACGTGAGCGATGTGGTCTAGTTTATATGACTCTTGTTGACCATATGTGTATCCAAACTTCTTGAACAGATCCATGTAGTCAAGTTGTTGAATACCGTCAAGTTCATAAACATTGACCTGTCGACCACCGACCATTGGAATGGTCTTAGCATTGACCACCGACCAAGGGCTCATTTTCTTGTAGACGTCACCACCGATTACATTCTTGATTCGGTTGACCAAGTATGGAATATCAAAGTTACGAGTGTACCAACCTGTGACAACGTCAGGGCAAGTTTCAGGGTTGTGCCAGAATTGAACAAAGTCTAGAAGTAGATCTACTTCGTCTGTGCATTTACGGTATTTGATTTTTGATTGGTCAACGACTGGGCACTTTGAGGGGTCGTAGTCTTCCAATCCCCAAACATAGTAGATGCCATCGATATTGTTCTTACTTGCGATGGAGATGACAGTATGGGCAGCTTCGTCAGGTCCAGGGAACCCTTGATCAGATGCCACCTCGATATCGAGAGTGGTAACGTTGATTTTGTCTCGCTCAAACTTAATCTCTTTTGGCCAGTTTTCGGTGATGAATTGCGTGATATAGTTGGTTGTACCAAACACAGTTACGTTATCGACACCATCGTACTGCTTCATAAAGTCTGCAGCATCTCGCATCGTGTCGAACCCACGAGGCATAACGTTCTGACCAGTTAGGGTCTTCCAACCAGTGTCTTTGTCCGTTGGAGTGTACAAAGTAGGCATGAAGCGGATCTTCTGAGCAATGCGTTTACCTTGCTTGAATCCGCGAAGTAGAATGTCGTTACCGTAACGGTTTACGGAAGTGTAAAAGTCCAAATCGAATCTCCATATAAATCAATCTTAATCATAGTCTATTTCTGGTAGTATGTCCACAGCTTTTTTACTTCTGGAAACCTTTTGAGCATATAATCATATATTGTTTTGTATTGTTGTTCAAAGTGTTGTCGATCTAATTCTGTCAGCGCGTTAGGAGTTTTGTTTGGGTGTGGATTAAAATCAGGATGCTGGTGTGGATTGAAGCTATAATCTGGTTGATGAAAAGGTATGTTTACAAAATTGCAAATATCTTTTATTGATTGATCTTGAAATAGGTTTTCATAAAATTGGTAGTGGACATTGGATTTGAATACCCTATCTAACTTAGGAACAATTGTAGAATAGTCACCTGTATAAAGATTACCTATACTGTTGCAATGATCAAGCATCGAGCTAATTTCTGCTTCATACGATGGCTGGTAAACTCTTTTAATTATAAAGTTCATCCTTACCAATGACTGTAATCTATCAACAGGATCACGCATTAAGAATATAGCTTTAGTTTGTATATCATATTGTGCAAAAATATCAATAATATGGTTGTACGTATCATCACTTAATGCTGAGTATTGTGGTGTAAAATCACCTGTGATGTGACAGTTTTCTAACTTACGAATAAAGTAATAAAAATACTCGCTAGGATTATCCATCATTTTTAGCTGTAAGTATTGTAGACTGGCGGGTTCATATTTATTGGTTATTATTTCAGATCCAACAACCAATTTTGAAAACTTGTATTCATCTATGGTTAATACGTCCCACACATGAAATTCCTTTACACTATCATCAATATCAACAGCTTTACTATTCTTTAAATAATACCACAACCATGTGGTGCCAGCTTTTTCAGCACCAACACCCATAAGAAAAGTTTTTGTCATAATACACCAAAAAGTTAAAGAGCGCCGAAGCGCTCTTATTTATTTATGTTTTCCGTTGATGAAGTCGAGTCCATCTTCTGTATAAGGCCACATTACTTGCCACCTTTTTTTTTCTCGTAAGGTGTACGGAATATGGTGTGATCTGGATCTACCATTTAATGATCCTTCTTAGTCACAAACTCGTAGAGCATCTCAGCATTCTTCTTAATTTCTTCGGGTGTGTACATTTTTGGAACATACTTGTCCCAAGCAGACATGGCCTGTTCAGTATTTCTATCTTCAATTTTACCAATAGAAGCCATAGCGCCAGCAAGTTCAAACGCGCGGAAAGCAATCTCGCGATTGGTTTCGTATGTACGGTCAAGAATTTCTTTTGACATGGTTAGAATGTC